CTATATTAGCAGTACTAGTTACACTTATATTGCCTAAAGTACCTATGCTGGTAATATTAGGCTGAGCTCCTGTTGTCAATACACCTGCAAAATAATTACTTGTAACAAGATTACCTAAACTAGCATTGCCGCCTGTAATATTTGCAGTTACTGTTAAACTTGCTAGTGTACCTACTGAAGTTATATTTGGTTGTGCATTAGTTACTACAGTACCAGATGTAGTTGCGTTGCCGCTTAGATTAGCAATAACAACACCGGCACGAATGTTACCTAAAATACTAATTGAGGCAACATTGTTAGAAACATTAGCACTGCTTGCAAATGTAAATTCTGAATTAGCAGCTTTCCAACCCATAAATGCATCTACTGGTATATTACCATTATGATAATGTAGTAATGCACCGCGATCTAAACCATCACTGTTTGTCAATGCAGCACCATTTGCGCCGCCGCCTAATTCAATAATAGGATCAGTAAGTGATGTATTGGTTGTGTTAACATACGTCATTGTTCCGCTAACTGTCAAATTACCACTGATTACTGCATTTCCGCCTACATTTAAATCGTTGGTTACATTAGCACTAGGTAATGCTAATCCATTTCCACTAGCACTAATATTACTATTACCTAATTGAATAGTACTACCGCTTATCCATAAATCTTTAAAACGATTAGTTGCGTTACCTAGACTATATGTAACATTGGCAGAGGGTATGATGTTACCAGTAACTACACCATTAAATGTAACATTGGCTAAGTTTGACATTCCATTAACTGCTAAATTTGCTAATGTACCAATACTTGTAACATTCGGTTGACTTGCAGTTGTCAATACACCCGCAAAGTAATTTGCACTTGCTAAATTACCTAAGTTAGCATTTCCACTTGTAATATTAGCAGTAACTGTTAAATTAGCTAATGTACCAACTGAAGTGATATTTGGTTGAGCATTGGTATAAACTGTACCAGCTACTGTTGCATTACCTACCTGACCAGATACATTAGCTCCAGGAATGTTAATTAATCCTGCAGCGTTACCACTGAATACACCACCGTTACTGGTAATATTGGCTGATGTTATATCTACATACGCAGTATTTCCGCTGTTTTTTATTTCTAAATTACCATTGACGTTGTTTAGTGCAGGACCTGTCAACCCAAGTTGAAATGAACCGGTTTGCGTACCTTTAATTTTAATCCATGAACTCATGTTATCTCCTTAATAATATATATTGAGCATACCACTACCGGCAGTACTGCTACTTGAGTTTAATGTTAATAATACATGTGTATCAGACATGTATGTTATCCCTGGTAGTGTAGTATAAATTCCTACACTATTAAGATTACTGTCTGTAGTATCAACTAATTCTACAGGATGTGTTATTGTACCTAATGTTATAAATGTACTACTATTATTAAATGCCGTAGTAATTATTATTTCTATTTTAGATACTACTGCGTTTGCTGGAATAATACCAACCAATGAAGGACTTGCATCATTGTAGTTGAATGGTACTTTAAGTATTGGTACACCAGTAAGATTGTTATATGCAACATTTCCTACTAAGTAATTAGCACTAACAGTATTACCCAAAGATGCATTTCCAGCACTTAAATTACCAGTAAATGCAGACATTGCCGAATTCGCTCTTGCAGTTGTGAAGTATAAATTAGTTGAACTTTCACGCAATTCGCTTGTATCGAATGGTAAATCTACAAAAAAAGACCCATCACGTGTTTGTTGCCATTTTTGTAAATTTTCATTCCATACTATAGAAGTATTAGCACTAGAACCTCTATTAACTACTAGACTAGCATTGAGTATAGGAGTACCTGTTGCAGTACTATTCAATACAACCTTATTATTTTCTACTAATAGATCAGTGGTGTTTACTACTGTTTCAGTTCCTGAAACAGTTATACCTTGAATAGTAATATTACTATTTGCTGATATAGTTTGTAAAAATGTTGATAAATCCATATCGTATTTATTCTATTATGAGTACACACGCCATGTTGATCCTGTCCAAACAAGACCAAAGCTTTGTCCATCTATACTAACTGTCATATCACTTGTTTGATTCATTATAGTATTACTGTTTCTAATAATGATAAAATTATTAGTTGAATAGGCTCCGCCAAAATCGGTAAAAAATATAGCATCGCCTAATGCAGGCGTCAATGGTAATGTAGCAGATACAGTTCCTGTAGTTGTATCAATACCATAACGGTGCCCGCTCAATGCATTAAAATCACTATTATTGAATTCAAATTTTGGCTCATGAGGTAAATCGTTTACAAATTGACTTAAATTTGTAGGAGACCCAGACAAATCACTATACTTACCGGTAGTTGCTACTGTAGCTAAACCAATTACATTTGCAGCATTTACAAATGAATTTACCCAAACAAATCCATTATACAGTAACACTTGATTGTTATATCTAGGATTTGAGGGTGGATTAATTGATGTATCACTTAATGTTTCTATACTTGTTGGTATAGTTGGCTGGTTAGTTAAGTCATTATAACTACCGCTAGTCGCTACTGTTGCTAGGCTTGGTTTACCGCTTAGATTAGCCCATGTAACATTTGCTATAGCATTTGTTACATTAGATGATGTTGCATATATAGTTAAGTCTGGTTTATCTGTTAAATTAGCATAATTACCATCAAATGTGTTTGGTATGTTTATTAAATCTGTATAACTTCCGGTAGTTGCTACGGTAGATAATGTGGGTTTACCACTCAGATTAGCCCATGTAACATTTGCTATTAAATTAGATACATTAGAAGTTGTTATATAATTTGCAATATTGGGTGCACCAACTAAATTAGCCCATGCAATGTTTGCTAACTGATTTGCTAGATTAGATACATTAGCATTGGTAGCATAATTTGTTAGCGACGGAGTACCAGATAAGTTTGCATAAGTCAGTGACGCTGAAGTTACAAATCCACTATCATTTAATAATTGACTTACTCTATTGGGTATTATAGGTTTATTTATTATTTGAGCAGATCCACTTACTGCATTCCAATCTGCTGGTTGTTGTGCAAATGATACACCTCCCCAGGTTAAATTACCATTTCCATCAGTAACCAATACACTATTATACCCGCCCCCTAAAATAGTAACAGAAGACAGATCACCTAAATTAGAATGACCGTTAACTATTAAATTTCCTGACACATGTAAAGTATTAGATGTTGAATCAAATGTAAATGAATTTGATCCAGCCAAGGCACCATTGGAAACAAATTCTATACTATTATTTGAACCTATAGGAGGTATAATATTTTCTATATATACATAAGTATTATTTGTTGTTGAATTTATTGATGAATTTGAATTATTGGTAGTAAAATTAAGTGTTGATGGTTGTGATGCAGTCGTTTGAAATGATTGAATACTATCTAGACTAGGCACACCCTCGCTACCTAATTTAGATTGACGGTGTAACGCTGGATCTAAATTGGTGTCTACTATTTGAGGGGTAGTTATTGCCATTTGTACTTTCCTTATTCTTCTTATGCTCTTAATAACGGTGGTGTACCATCACGACTAATTTTACTACCCAATTTTCTAGCATTATCTTGTATAGAGTAGGGTGTTACATCTACTGTTAATGCAGTTTTAAATCTTGGATCATTCTTTTCTTTTGTACTTGGTATATATCCTGAGGCTTCTTTCATCAAGTGTTCAGCATCACTGCCCCACTTACTCCACATTTGTTTACCTGCATTACTTTGATATGGACTTGGTTTAATATCATTACCTAAACTCTTAGCATAAGCATACATCATTGTTGCTACACCCTTACCTTGATATTCATCATTAACTTTAGTGTCATCACTTTCTAACCAACTATTTCCCTTTTTGTCAGTTTTCACAGTAAAGTCTGCCGAACCAATCATTCGTTGATACTTAGGTTTTTTAGGATCATATGCTCTTATTTGTAGACCTTTAGCATTAGAATCACCTAATCCACCAATGAAAGTACGGGCATCAAACATATAATCACCTATACGAACAGGTTTTGTCCCAAAAACAGGTAGTGAATTTATAATATCATTAAAAATTTTAGGATTTACACTTTCAGGTAGACTTAATCTTTTATCATGCAACTCTTGTAATTTGTCATATAACTTTTTAATATAACCCTTTTTACGCATAATCTTAAATGCTAAATTTTCAGGGCCAAACTCACCGTTCATATCTAATCCAGCTTGACGATATTTTTTTATTGTTTTTAGTACGTTTTTAATCTTGTCTATATTGTTAGTTTTATATGCGTAGTTACCTAATTTATAAAGTTTTTGATATTTGAGTTTAGTTGCAATTTGGTCTATATGCGCTCTACGCTTTCTTGGTAGTTTAATCCAACTATTATGTAATATACTATACTCACCTAAACTAATGACTGGTTGATTCGTGTCTTGTACATACAATTCTACTTCATATCCATTGATAGTGATATCATGTGTGTCATTGTACACAGTCTTTTTAGCATCAAAAAGTTCACGGTAAACATCATCATCGTTGAACTTATTCATGTCTACTAGGATGTGTAAATCGATGTCACTAAAATCTGTATAGCTATAGGCAGCATTGCTTCCAGATATAGTAATGTCTTCTATATCTAGATTGTTTATACCTAAATGATCCACAAAATCTTCAGCAATTACTAATAATTGATCTCTGACTGTTTGTTTTAATTTATCACCGTCAAAAAGTGCAGGGTTTAGTTTATTGTGAAAGCGTACTGCATCATTTAGGTTAAAGGAATCTAATTCATTAAGTTGCATATATGTATTTATGAAAAAAGGCTGTCAATTGACAGCCTTTTGATTGGTTAAGCTAAATATAACTTATTTTTTACGAGCTTTTTTCGCTGGAGCTTCTGCTGGAGCTTCTGTTTGTACAGTAGTTGCACTAGCAGTTTGTTGCTCTTGTTGTTTCTTTTGAAGTTCAGCAAGATACATAGGTCCAATTGTCTCCAACAAATGATTTTGATTTTCCATACAGAATACATAAGAACCTGAGTGACGTAGTAAAACACGTTTATCAACATAAACTTTACCACCAATGTCACGCCAATTTTCACAGAATGTCCAGTCTTCTGAATAATAACGATTCTGACGAACCGCAGTATCAAAATATGTCTTCAAGTGTTGGTCATATTTTGGATCTAAACCAATGTCATTCTTATATTGTTTGACTGCAGGATGTGATTTGAGTTTCTCAAATACATTGCGTTTCATCAATAAGAATCCTGTACCAGCTTTACTAACTTCTTGGAATCCATCTGGTCCTTCTTCAGCACCCTCGAATCCGTTAACTACCCACTTGATAGGCATAGTCTTCATTGGGTATAGTCCACCGATAACATCTACATCACGGTTCAATAGAACTAACAAGTGCCATGGTTCCCAACCAATGTCAGCATCAACAAAGAATAAGTGTGTTGAGCTTTCTTGCTCTAAGAATTTAGCAGTTAGTGTATTACGTGCACGACTGATTAGTGACTCATTAACCATTGTTTCCAATGTCCAATCAATATTCAATTGACGAGCAGTATTAGCCCACTTGATAAATGACATGAAAGTACTTTCAGTCAACATACCACCATAGCAAGGCATAGCGATGTGTACTTTAGTTGTGCGTAGAAAATCTACGTTAACTTGAACTTGACCAGCTTGTGGTTTTTGTTCTTCTGCGGGAGCATCAGTTGATGCTTGATTTTCAGCTTGCGCTTGTTCAACAATCTCTTCCAATTTTTCAACTGGGACTGTTTTCTCTTCTGATTTTGGTTTTCTTGTTGCCATAGTTTCCTCTTGTTAAGATAGTAATATTTACTATCTGAGGAGTACCCCGAATTATTTTTCTTCTAAATAATCAGGATTTTCACTAATTTTTCTACCATATGGGTGTTCTTCTTTCGACCCTGCTCTGTATCTTAAATTGTTAGTATCAAGGCCTTTATCCTTTAAAAACTGTACATAAGCTTCTAGTCTATGAAAAGGCATATTTATAACAAGTTTTTTTATAACCCTATTATCTCTAGGATGTACATAGAACAAATCTATATATTTAGGTTGATGAATTCTTGCCTCTTCTAAATCACCTAATTTATTTTTTTCTTTTTCAAACTCTTCCCAACTGTGGTATACCTTTTCTTTTGGTATATTATTCAATGGATTATTAGGATTTTTGAATAGTGCATGATAATCATCTACAGCAGAAGGAGGAGTAGTTGGGTTGGTAGTGGATGGAGTTTGAGTTGGCTTACTTGCATGGAAGAAGTTGATTTCATCTAATTCTTGTGTAAACTCTTGTCTATATAAATTTACTAATTCGTCACTAGATAATAATTCTAACTCACTTAGATCATACTTGCCCGTATCTAATAATTTCATTAATAAATTTGCTCTTTGTTTTCCATTAAGATATTCTTTACTTGATACATCACCTAATTCTCTAATTGATTCTTTTAATAATTTCATAAAACGAAACTTTTGTTCTAATGATGCTTCTTTCATCAATGGTCTAGCATTTTTTATAAGTGATACTACGTTTTCTTTTAATGGATTGTTCTTTAATTTACTCATAGCAGAAGTCTTCGTGGGTACAGTAACTTCAGTATTGCTTAAATTTTTATTCAATATGGTAACTACTGTTTTAAGTAATTTGGCATTACCTTTGGTTGCTGGATATAAACTCATAGCCATATCTTGTTTTTGTTTATTGTTAAGTTTAGGCCATGTATTACGAATCTGTGTTGCACTTGTCATTTCATCACCAAACTCACGAACAGGTAGATAATCAATATATGCATGTTTAGTCATTGGCTCTAAATGACCTTGTGTATTATCATATGGTAATAGATAATTACTCAATGGTTGCCCCTTTTTACCAACTGGCATACTACCGTCTGGATTAGCTCTCCATGGTTGGGGTTGTTCTTTACTATCTTTCATACTACGAACCAATATCAATACAGTATTATCAGGGTCTTTGATTCGTGATTCAATATTAGGTTCGCCTTTAACTGCAAATTGACGCTTTACTTCTACAAAATGTCCTTGCTCAACTCCTGCAATTTGTGCTAATGTTGCTTTGTCTTTGAAGCTAAATGGGCGATCTTTTTGTACATTTGTCGCACCCACAACCACATCAGCATTTGGAAATGCTTTTTTGGCACTTTGATACAATGCTAAGTGTCCGGGGTGAAATGGGTGAAATCCACCTGACATGAGTACTAGAATATGCATTAATAACTAACCTTGATATTATCTACTTGGCCTTGAACAAAATTATTAATATTAACTTGTAACCATACAAAGTTACCATATAAGTTATAGTAATTAACTTTTGTTGTGTTGTTATATGCTGGGAATGTATAAGCAACAAACCAATCATTTGTACCGGGAGTATCTGCTAAACTAGCGTTTATCGTTATATTGCCAGTAAAATTAGTAACTGACCAAGACAATGTTTGTAAATTCTGTGAACTTAGGTAATATGATGCAGCGTGTATTGCATTTCCCGTGACCGTATCTACACCGTTATATGCAGTTTGTGGTAATAATATTGCTACTGTGGCTTGTGACATTACGCAGTCTCCACTTCCACAACTACACCATCACCTACTAATTCTTGTACTACTTGCTCTATACTAGAAACTATTTCTTCACTAGCCAGTGGGGTTTGGTTAATTATTACATTGCTTTTTCGCAATGTGCTTAGTTTAATTACAATTACTTCTTCGTAGATTTGAGCCATCAAAATACCCCATATAATAGAGTATTTATCATAGTTATTCAGTATCTGGTCGTTTTTCTAATCTGTACTTTTTACCAAGAATATCACCGTACATTAATGCTAGATAAGTTATCATACTTTCATCATCATAGTCAATATAATAACTACTGTGCAGATATCTATTACTATAACTCCAAACATATCCCGGACGTTTTTGAGTTAACCAGTCACGAAAACTATTGCTAGGGAACAATGTTTTTTTATTGGTTTTGAGAATTTTACTAAAGGTTTTTCTAAAATCTTCTGGTACAATTTTACTACGAATATAGACACGGAATTTATGTTTTGGTTCTTTAATGAAAGTTTTTACACCTATCAGATCAGCAGGTATTGCTTGTGTGAAAGAGATATTTGATATATCTCCGTCAAATATGTCTGCAAGTGTCTTCAACAACTCTAGATCATTGCTAAACACACTTGCATCATTATGTTCAATTCTGAATAATGTATCCTTCTGTCTTTTTTGAATATTATGCCAATCCATGAATTTAGACAAGCTAGCAATATTGTCGTAAATTTGCCTAGACTCTTTTATTGCAATTGTAGAATAATAAGAATTAGGATATACCGAAATTCCAAAACCCTTACCCTTAAATTCTTCTTCATCAAGTGTTAATCTATCAATTAGATCATTAATTGATTTATGAAATGTACTTCGTCTTAACCCATACAAATGAAATTTTGCACGATACTTGTACTTATTATAGTAAAGAGTGTCACGATATTCAACGTATTGAATATCAGGAATATTATCAACTGACTTGAATGATCCCATTTTCACCTACTGTTGCTGTTAGTTTTGGTTGTACGTCAAATACAATTAAATCATGAAATCCAAGTTGAACATTAATAGTAGCATTCTTGATTTTTTCAAATAATATTTTCTTACTCAGAGGTACTCTAATAAGTTCATCAATCTTACGACCTAACGGTCGTGCACCCATTTTCTTGTCATATCCTTTTTCGGCTAGATAGTTAACAATTGGTTCACTTAGAGTGAGAGTAATATCATGTGTGTCTTTAAGAGATTTCTTCAAATCATCAGTAAATTTGATAACAATTTTCTTAATAGCCAGTGTGTCAAGTTTATTGAACTTGCATATCATATCAATACGATTTCTAAACTCTGGCTTGAAGAATTCTTTTAGTGCTTTGTCATCTTCACCTGTTTTTTCTTGACTACCAAATCCAATGTTACTTCTTTCGCTATCACTTGAACCTAGATTACTTGTCATAATGACAATACAATTTTTAGCATTGACTTCTTTACCACTAGAACCTGTGACTTTACCCTCGTCTAGTAACTGCAAGAAGATGTTGAAAATATCGGGGTGTGCTTTTTCAACTTCATCAAATAATAGAATACAATGTGGATTCTTACTTAAGTCGTTAATCAATCGTCCACCACCTAAATTGCCTTCACCGAAACCAACATAACCAGGAGGGGGACCAAGCAATGCACTTACTGTAAACTTCTCACCATATTCGCTCATGTCATACTTAATGAGCGGCATCTCTAAATTCTTACTAAGTAATCTTGCCAATTCAGTTTTACCTGTACCAGTTGGGCCCAAGAATAAGAAACTTGCCATTGGTCTAGTAGGATTACCAATACCTGCAAAACTCACATAAAGTCTTTCAAGTACTTTATCAACTGTTTCTTCTTGTCCATATAACTTATCTTTAATATTACCTTCTAAGCCAACAACTAAATCTGATTTATTATCATTTAACTTATCAACAGTAACTCCAGTCATTCTTTCTACTTGTTCATAAATATTTTCTTTTGTGATAACTGCACCAACATTTTCTAATACACGTTGTTTAGCACAAGCGGCATCTAATAAGTCAATACTCTTGTCAGGATTCTTACGGTCATGCATATAACGTATTGCATTCTCAACACTAGCAACAATTGCATCTTCTGTGATTTCTACCTTGTGGAATTCATTAAGTCTTTGACTCAATCCAGTTAAAATCTTGATTGTGTTTTCTTTGTTAGGTTCATCTACACTAACACGATAGAATCTACGCATTAATGCACGATCTTTTTCAAAGCTTTCGTAGTATTCATCCCATGTTGTACTTGCAATGACTTTTAAGTAACCTTTAGTAATAGCAGGTTTAATCATATTTGCAAAGTCTACACTACCACTTCCCGCACTTCCAGCACCCTTCATTGTATGTGCTTCGTCAATAAAAAGAATAACATTCTTTTTAGTTTTTAATGCCTCAAGAACGTGTTTAATTTTCTCTTCAAAATCACCACGATATTTTGTACCAGCTAGTAATGAACCTATCTCTAAGCTATATAATTCATAACCATGCAAGAACTCAGGTACATTACCTGAAACTAATTGTTGTGCTAGACCTTCTGCTATAGCAGTTTTACCTACACCAGGGTCACCAACCATCAATACATTTGATTTAAATCGTTTGGCAAGAACATTAATAATATCATCAACTTCTGTATATCGACCAATCATTGGTTCTAACTTTTTATTTCTTGCTAGTTCTGTTAAATTAATTGTGTATTCATCCAATACATCATCGGCTTGATTATCAGTCATCTTGCTAATAGAATCCTCGCCTTTATAATTTTTTTGCCAATAGGGTATAAACTCATTTTTAGTAATACCATATTTTAACAAAAAGTAATGTGCATGGCTATTGGTTTCGCTACCAATACTCAAATACAAATCTACTGTTGTAACAACTTTTCTTCCAGTAAACAATACTTGCGTCACTGAACGATTCATCACACGTTCTAAACTATTTGTCTTTCGGGGTTGTACTTCAACCCCTTCTTGTACAACTACCTGTACCCCTTTTAACCCATCTAAATACAATACTATTTCATGTATCATAGAATCAGTTTCTACACCAAAATTGTCTAGACAGGTTTTGAAGGGCGGGTGTGTGACTAAACTCAGTAACAAATGTTCTACTGTGCAATACTGATGATTGCGTTGTTTTGCCAAATGAACTGCTCGTTCAATAATAGCTTCAATTTCGGGTGAATGCATTTAATTCCTTTATTTTGATTGTGTTGCAATTATGCTATCAATGATAGTTTGATCAATTATATCAGGCATATAGGGCTTAAGTACAATCAATTGGTCACCGTAGCCTTGATTTCTAGGCATACCTTCACCAGTAAGTCTCAATGTACTATTTGGTTGTGTTTTGGGTTTAACTGTAACATCTAATGTTTTACCACTGATAGTAGTAAACTTAAAGGTTTTACCTATGATTAAATCCAGTATAGAAATTTTCTGATCAGAAACCAAATCACTATTTTGTCTTTGGAATTTAGCATGATCTTGAATTCTATATTCAATTATCAATATACCCTCTGGTATAAGATTATCATATCTAAGTGTACCACCATCCTCAATGCCTTTTGGAATTTGTACTTTTACATTCAAATTCTGTCCATTGTGATTGAATTGTAATGATTGTTCATCACCAGTATATACCTGTTCAAGAGTTACCCAAACTGTAGTTTTATACTGTGCTTTTTGTGGGTGTCGGTGTCCAAAAGGACCACCAAACATTTGACCAAACATACTATTCACATCAAAGCCATTGACATTGAAATGAAATCCTCCTGGTCCTCCGGGGAAACCACCAGGGAAACCACCTGAAAATCCTCCACCAAAAGGATTTGGATTGTCATGTTGTTGTTTCTTTTGTGGATCGCTTAGTGTTTCATAAGCTTCTTGAATTTTTTGAAACATAGCAGTATCACCACCTTTATCAGGGTGGTGTTGTGCTGCTAGTTTACGATATGCTTTTTTAATTTCGTCGGGGCTAGCATTTCGATCAACCCCCAATGTATTGTAGTAGTCCATAATATTGATTATAACAAATTAGTTGTTAGATGTCAATATTTATTACGCTGCTCCGGCTACTTTTTCTTTTGTTCTACCGTAAGCCGCTACACCTAATACTGCACCCATAGCCATATGGAATAATCCAGCACCTTGTAGTGTGACCGGTTGCCATTGACTTGTAACTTGTCCATGACTCATTGCTTGTAGTAATGACCATAGTACTGGGAACACAACAAAGTCCATTGTACATACTAACATGTACATCCAACCCATCATTGGACGCCACTTATTGTTTACCCAATCTGTGTTAGTATTTGCAACTAATGTTTCACCGTCTTGTGCAGCATTTGCGCCTGCACCAGTTAATACAGGAGCATTACTCATGCTCATGTTCATATTACTAGTACCAGTTGAACCCATATTGTTTACGTTGGTTGACCCGAAGCCGCCAGATGAGCTTCCAAAGCCGCTTCCGCTAGAACTGCTTCCAAAGCCACTACTTGGCGTTGATGAACCAAAACCGCCTGAGGAACCGAATCCTCCTGATGACGGTGCGCCAAATGCTGAAGACCCACTTGTTGATCCTGTTGTTGATGTTGCTGCATTGCATGTTCCTCCAAAGCCGCCGGCTGCTGGTGTTGTTGTTGCCACTTGTGTACTCCCTGCTGGAAATTGTGCTATTGTAGGATCACTCGCTAATGCTGCATGGTGATCGTCATCAGTAGCTATTGGATTTTCTCCGTCTGCTTTTTTTGCTAATAATGTTGTTGCCATTCTTACAAACCTGCCTTTGATATAAAATCTTTTAGTAACGAATCTTTTTTGCCATATATTTTTGTTGGAGTTACACCGGATAACTCACGCATTTCATTTAAATCTGTTTCTTTTTCTATGCGATATTCATGTGGACTTAGTATGATTACTTGCTTCAACTGCTCTGCATCACAATCATAGTCTTGTTCATTAACTGTTACTGTCCAATCTTTAACATTTAAATCGGTCAATGTTTCTAAATCTTCTACAATCTCTACGATGTTTTCAGGTACTGATGTTCTTCTTTTCATTTCTACAAATACAACATATTTTCCAGGCTTTATTTCACCATCACTCACATCAGCATCAATAATAAAATTATAACCTCTTTCAAACCAACTGACTAAATCATTGCTTGCTTGTTTTCCCTTGATAATAAAAGCAAGTGTTACGATATCTGCATCACTGCCTACTTTTGCACTGTATTCGTCTACAGATATTTTTGGTTCTACTTGACCTTCAAGATCATGGTAATCTAAACTTTCTTTAAGATGTCTCATTACATTGGGCCTCCGGGTGGCATACTACCCATTCCTGGTTGAGCCATATTAACATTATTATCATCATCCTGATCTTTAACGCTTTCTTGGTCCAAATTATCATCGTACGCATCATCTAATTCGTCAAAATCAATTGTTTGTCCTGCTAAGTCAATTGATCCTTCACGTATATCATTCATCAATTCTTTTGGCATTTCAATACGCACTAACCAAATCTCACGTTCTTCCATTTTAGGATAGTGTGTACCGGGTTTAAAGTCACCTTCATTTTTGATTGCCATTGGTACTTCAATTATAGTTTTTTTGAACTTGATATTACAACCAACTGATAATAATCTTTTTGCTCCCCTTGGATCAGGCATTAATCGTCTAGGATACATAAACATGCAAGCAACTGTATATTTGTTGATTTCTGGGCCGCTGACTAACTCACCCAATTCCCAGTATTTGTAAGCATATAAATCTGCTTCATCAAGCACACGCTCAAAGTCAAGCAAGGTACTCATTGAGCCATCGCTGGTGTATATTCCCTTAATATTGTCAATAATACTAGGGTAATCAATGTTGTCAAAGAATTTGTCGGCTGGATTATTACTCATAATTAGTATTTATCAATATTGAAATGATTATGAGTTTAAGATTTTTCTGGGGTTAGCCTAATATTTATCATTTTTTCGTACACAATAAGCATCACATTATTGATTATCTGAATGCCTTTAAATATACTTGAGTTTTATGAGAACTTAGCTCTTTTAAGGAGAAAACTTTGAGCAAAAGAAAAACTAGTGCTTTACGCAATCAGGAACAAGACACACGATACTCACACAATAAGAAATCAGATGCCCAAACATTTTACATGAATGAATCTAAAACAATCAACTTCAATCAAAGTAAGCCAAAGTCGGTTAGTAAACCGGTTCAACTTATACCGAAGTCAGTCAACCAAGAAAAATACATGCTAGCATTATTAGACGAAAGTACTGATATTGTTGTGGTTGGTGGACCTGCCGGTACAGGTAAAACTTACCTTGCTATGTTGGCTGCAATCAAGGCATTAAAAGATCGAAAAGTAGATCGCATTATATTATCAAGACCTGCAGTGGGAGTTGATGATGAGAAACACGGATTTCTACCTGGAGACATCAATCAAAAAATGGAACCCTGGACTAGACCGTTATTAGATGTACTACGTGAGTATTACACAGTAAAAGAAATTGCCCACATGCTAGAAGAACAGATAGTGGAAATTGCACCCCTAGCATTCTGTCGAGGCAGAAACTTTAAACATAGTTATGTAATACTTGATGAAGCACAAAATTGCACACCTGGTCAACTCAAAATGATTATGACCCGCATCGGTATCGGCAGTAAGATTGTAATTACTGGCGACGTTGAACAAGCCGATCGTAAAACAGCCGACAATGGGCTAATGGATTTACAAAATCGATTGAGGAAGGGGGTGATTCCAGGTCTGCAATTATGCAACTTTGAACTAAAAGATGTTCAAAGACATAGAATTATTGAACATGTACTTAACTTGTATAGTTAAGTGATAGGATGATTATTATCCATTTTTAGATTATTAATCAAATCTGGATAGACACTCTCATAATACTCAACTACTTTAGTGAAATCTGTTGGAATAGTTTGACCTTGAACAACAGATTTTACTAGTACTTGATCTTTAAAATCAACAATGATACTACACATTGTCAAATCACGCTCTTTCAATACCTTAGAAAGCCCAACTTGTTCGTCAATCTGACCATTTGCTTTTTTAACGTAAGTTACCAATAAATATCGCATTTTAATACCTTTAACTTGTTAGTTCAATGATGGTTGCAGACAGACTAATCTCTGGAATTCCTACTAAACTTAAATTTGCTAACCCATTACGAATCACAATAATGCTAGCATCTTTCTTCATTTGAGTATCACCCCAAAGGTCTAAGTTATTATACATCCAACGATAAATTTCTTCGATGCGTGAAGGATACAAACTTAAATATTGTAACAACTGTTTACGACCTTCACTAGTTTTGCCATCTTTAAACAATTGTGTTGCATTCACTAACATTTCTTCTTCACTGTTATTAGCTTCTTGAGGTGCTAATAACACACCACTACTACTATTTACTTGAAGTTGATTCAAACACTTGCGTAAGTCCGGATAGCTAGCACCAACATAAGTATCTAATACTTCTAAATCAAATTCTATATTTTCACTAACCAATACTGTAGCCGCCCTAGCAGTAAAATCTACCCGATCAGGCTTACTAATGTGAAACTTATGGCAACGACTTTCACGCAATGCTGGAATAATTCTGTGTTCATAATTACAAGTTAAAATGAATCTAGCAGTAGAATGATATGTTTCCATATCACTACGTAACGCTGCTTGACCTTGTGGTGATAGATAATCAGCCTCATCTAACAACACGATTTTAAACTTACCAAATGGTATAGTTTGTACAAATCCAACTACTTTGTCACGTACAACATCTACACTATTTTCACGACTTGCATTGATTTCTAAAATATCATATTCTTCGATACCAAGTTCATGCATTAATACTTTTGCAAGTGTTGTTTTACCTGTACCAGGTTCACCGCTCAGTAACAAGTGAGGAATTGACCCTTCACGAATCCAACCCTCTACTTGTTGTTTTTGTCTTTCATCTACGAATACATAATCATTAATAGATTTTGGGCGATAACGCTCAACCCAAAGGGTATTCTTCATAACCATTCCTGTTCTTGTTTATTTAATACTAACATCACTTTATATCCTTGCCTGACACATTCATTTAATTTTTCTTTGTTCATATTTTCTAGTTCAATATCTGCTCCGTGTCTGTTCCATGTCCACTGAGATTTAATCTCGTAAATAGTATTATCTATTAAAAAATCACTAATGTAAAGTCTTTTGGTTCTATCTTTAGGATCATTATACCATAGTGATGGACCGCGTTTTACATTTGCTATAATCCATTTGATACCATATTGTTGTTCTAATTTTTCTAAAAATTCATATTCATAACTGCCTTGATAATTTAGAGCGGTACCTTTATAAGAAATTAATGGACACTGAACATTGTTCTGATGTGGATTATTTTTCCAATGCGATTGCATTTTCTCTCGCATTACTTGATAGGTTCCATTAGCTTCCATAGTGGCATGAGCTTTTATTCGTGATGATTTGGTTATCCCTAATCTAGATCGTGTTGCTAATGATTTTGCTGCCGTCTCTTTATGATCAGTTCTATCTGAAAATTGTTTTCTTTTTCCTAAACATGAATTTTGATGTTTACTGCAACATATTTTGCCATTAGTAAAGATAAATTTAGCTAGACCGTCACATCCATACTGACATAAATCATTGGTTATAATTTCAGTAGCCTGTGGCTTTTTATATCCGCGTTTTGTGTACATAAATATTCCTTTGTTAAAGTATTTATGCCTACAAACATATTTTGGACCCAAAGCTTATTATTCATCGTCTTAACATTTCAAAAGTTACAATATGTGCAATACCTTGACCCAAGTCTTGTTCATTAGTGATAATGTGTAGGCTACGGTCATTTCTATCGGTCTTATGATCATACTGATTCATCTCAACAATTGTACCACCATTTGCTTGATAAATTGTAAAGTTCATACCCGTAGATTGTAGACTGTCTCTACTTCTACTAGCTTTAACTGTTGATAATTCAATCAACTCGTCACTATTCAACCAATTTCTTAGTTTATTTTTTAACCAACTCATTATATTACCTTATCACTCATTGTTGTGTCATTTACTGGTTCATCACTAACTAAGAGTATATCATTTGTATCAACTCTACGCAACGTTTTCTTACCCGTTTCATCTTCTACATCAATACCGCGAGTCCAACGACCATGACTGATTAGTATCCATTTACCAATTTGAATTTCATCATCCTCAAAGTTAGGACCCAATGCATATACTTGTGCCCAACGAGGTCTAATACCATCGCTCTTTTTGTCATCATTTAACAAAATGATTCCACCGCTAGATATTCTCTCTTCAAACACCATGTCACTCACGATGACATGCTTGCCAATTGGATAAAATTTATCTCTTTCAATTTTATGAGGTTCGAATGCTAACTTCATGTTATCCTTTATTTGATTTTTTAATTTTTACAACTTCTTCTTGTAGTTCAATGTCATCCTGTTCAAACTCTAGTTCACTTGCTGACAACTCTTCCATAGGTGGTTTTGGTGCTTGTATAGTGGTTGTATCTGCAAATCCACTAACACTTTTATTATTTTGATTTTCTATTCTTGAAGTTCTATCTCTGATAATTTGGTTGTTACTGTTGATGATGTCGCCCCTTGCATTTACACCCATATTACCTACTGCACGAGTTTTTTCGTGTTTGGCTGAAATGATTGACATATCAACCACCTTACCCAATGCTGTTCTTCTTTGATCTGCCATTTTAATCTCCTATTTAATAAATTCATTGATATCTAAATCATAGTATATACTGTCGATTTTATGTATACCTATTAGGTATAATACATAACTACTTATACTACTTCCCCTACCCACTCCCCAAACTATGTTATGTTTTCTCATGGTGTCTACTAAATATTTACAATAGCGCAACAATGAAAACATTTCACGTTCTTGGAACATGATCAGTTCTTCACCCACTCTTTGTAACTCTACCTCAGTTACACACAAATCTAATACATATTGTGCTATATTAAAATTGATGTATTCCTCAGGCATAAACCAAGAGTTTTGACATAATTCATCAAAACTATTTATAGACATTGTTTCTGGTTTATAAACAATAGTAGTCGGTACATTTGAGATATTTAGAGAATTGTCAAATTTGATAGATTTTTCAATCAACGCATTCTTTAATACAATGTCCGTATCAACCATATATGCATTGCATATATCAGTTTCTGTTAAAACTTGTCTTCCATATTGATCATTATACATCAATATATTATAACATATTACTCAATAAATGCAAGTATTATTTTTCGGTCTTTGACCCAAACTCAACAAAAACAACTTCACTTGCATTAAATTCTTCTAGTTTAGACTCTTTGGTAGACCAATCTAAGAATATATCTGACCAGTCTTGTATAGGTTTGGTTAGTCGTACAATCTTTTTACCTTTGCTATTGATAAGACCGTTATTGATTTTGGTAGATGATTCTTCCCACCAACCTTTGTCAAAGAAAGGACCCATGTTATCATCCAAGCTATGAGAACAACTTACCCCATCACTTAGTCTTGAACTGATTGATATATCAGTTATAACCAATCTACCTTCTGCAATCGCATTACATTTTGTAAGCAACATGATTCCAATGATTTGATCATAAGGTTCTTCTGGTAATGTACATACTTTCATTCCTGCATTAAGATAATCATGTATTACTTTGTCTTTAGATTGTTCACAGAGAATAGAATTCTCTAAAACCTCATTGAGAAAATATTTGATTCTTTCTAACGCAATGTTTTGTTCCTTGATTGATTCGGTTTCAACATTAAAAAATAATTCAATTTCATAAACATTGATGTGAAATTTACTATTAAAATGTACCCCTACGAGTAAGTCAAAACTTCTTTGTATTCTTGCTGTCATTTGTTATCTTTAGAAATTTGGATATTATTCTGTATGTTTTGTTTTTTATACAACTCATCCATTCGTCTTGCATATTCGTTCTTGTAACTTTCTAGAGCCATTAATATTTGCCCGCTTAGATTGTGGTTATGCATTCTAGTGCTAAATGTTAATTTAGCATTTAGTCCTGAGATTTTTTCTTGTAGTTCTTCGGTTGAAAGTTGGTTTAGACCAGAAATAAAAGGGTGTTCCATGTTAATATTTAATTAACAAAAACTTAACCATAATATTTTATATATTTGCTAGTGTGATCTTTTTCCAAATAACTGTAGTGCCATCATATGGTAAAACACACAAATACATATTTGTGCCATCACTACATATTGTACCGGGTACATCACCTTGTAAACCAGTAGCACCAGGTGTTCTTACTGTAATTGAACTTGCCTTATGTCCACGATTTAATGGTCTAACATCAATTGTTGTACCGCAATCTAAGCTCACAAATTCATATTGAAGTTCTACTACGCCTGCCGGTATAGTAACTGTATTCGTATGCACAACATTATTCATTGTACTGTTGGGCCCAAATACAGCAGTTGACCCATTTGTAACACTAGTATTGTTAGCACCTACTGTACCAACATACAATGCGCTATAGTTTTCAAGGTATTGTGTAGCTTTTGTCATGCCATTCAACACAACACCACTAGAGTTATATGTAGTATTTGGAAAACTGATTGTTGACCCAGGAGCAGTATTGGCTATATCAACAAATAAATGCAATTCTATTTTGCTTTGTGTACTAGTTGGGCTCCATCCACCAAATATAAAGCTTGTATTTCCAGCTAATACACCAAAATGAACATCAGCACTACTAACATCAATAACAATAACATTAGGGTTTACAGGCAAACTACTGCCCAAATTGTAACTACTAGCACGAAACCCTTTTGTTTGTGCATTACTAATAATAGTATTTGCCATATCATTATTAATGATCGTACCATTAAGCGCAGTTTTTAGTATTGCTTTGTTTTGCAAATCACTAATTTCTGAAGCTGCAGTATCTAGGTTGGTACTTATGCTTGTGAAATTATCTCTAAATCCTTGTGTACTATTATTTGTTCCCGGTACTGGGAAAGATGTGTTGATTGTACTTGTGTTTATATTACTCATATTACTTCCTGTAACTTATTTAGTTTTTATTGATAGACGGTAGAATTGTTTTTCTCGGGAATAATACAGGCAAATCATTAGCATGCAATGGATTTGGTACAGGGCTAGCACTTGGTAAGTTACTCCAGAATGGATAGACAAAATTTGTGTTGTAGTTATAACTAAAACTTTTATCAATCATATACCTATCAACTGTGAAATCAATTTGGTTTAATGTATGTGGCCAGTTACTATTGATATTATCAACTATTTCTTGACCTTTTCCGGGTAGTGCATAACACAATACCCATGATTCTAAGAATCCTAAAGGTTGACCATTTAATTGCTGACTAGTCATCCAACTTGGCAACACACTATTGTCTAAGTATCTACCTATAACACCTGTTATTTGTGTTCGCATATTAATTAAACTAGCAGGATTTAAAAATCTAACATAACCTGGATTTGATGTAGTAGTAAGACTTATATCATTGATTGTTAAGTTTGGATTATTTACATACGCTGAATTCTCTTTCAAATTAATATTTCTAGGCCATGTAATTGTTTGTGGTAATGAAGTGTCTTGGTTCAAACTCAAATCATCAACTAATTTACAATATACAACTTCATATATTATGTTGAAGTTACTATCTCTTGCCACTGCAACCTGTAGCTCACCTAATATAATTTTTCTTGTATAATGATTTTGTTGTAGTGCGATAGTATATGCATTTGCATCTGCAACCAACATTCCATATGCATGTACACATGTTACATCTATTGCTTTACCAAAATATGGATCAGTAGGTCTGTATAGTGATGTTGTGGGTATCAATGTGTCATCATTTAATAATGAGTACAATATTTCTCTTCCACTAGTGTCAGGGAATGCTTTAATATATATATTTTCAAATGGTTCTTGATAGCTATGATAGACTGTTATTGTAAATTCTCGGGTATCAGTTATCAAGTGGTGTATTGGACTATAAGCCATAACACCAAAAGTATATGATACTGTGTCGCCTAAATTCATATATTTTTTACTAGCTTGCTGTGCCACACGACCTACAATTTCACCAGTTGGCAATAATATTAGGTTAGGCGGTAACTCTCCGTACATCAATTGATAATTTAATGTTTCACTAGACGTTGCCTGTATAATGAATTCACTAATTGTAGCATTGTTGATTGTACCTAAATTGCTATTTGAAATCCAAGATACGTTTGGTGTTAATGAATTTATAACAGTAACAGACAAATCTAATACATCACTAGACAAAGTTATATTTACCGTTTTATGTACAGTTACACTAAAATTGTAACTTGTTTTTCCTAATGTTGGTAATGTCATAACACCAGTTATCCAACCTGTATGTATATCGCCAACTAAACCTGGCGGTAGATTAACAAAGTTATATGTCAATTCTTCTTTATCAAAATCATATCCTATAACTTTAAATGCAAAAAAATCTCCACTGTTAACTGTAGGTAATGATTTGCCATCTGTTATATAAAATTCAAAATAAGGATCTGACAATGGAACAGGAGTCATCAAAGGATATACATTTAGTATAGCAGGTTTTCTTTGTTTAGGTAATTGATTGATTGTCTGATTTTTTACTGTGATACTATAGTTACATGTATCATTACCTAATTGGCTAGATAATTGTAA